CAAGCTTTTGCCGAAAATTGATCCATTCGCGCTCTGTTTCTTGAGCGTCCATCGGCGCCGCCATTTTTTTTGCGGCGTTGATGATTTGTTGAAGTTGAGCCGGATCAGTCGTCGAACGCTTAGCGGCGTCGCCGAGCTCGAGCACCTTGTGGCCCATCTCCGAAAGATGCTTGGTCAATTCAAACAATGCGATCCCGGTGCCGCCAACCGCGGCGCCAAACATCCCCATGCCTTTTGCAAACTTCAGCCAGGCTTCGGGCCCCTTGGTCACGGTCTCGAGTAGCTTCTTGAGTTGCTCGTCGAACTCGCGCGTCTTGTTGCGCAAGCTTTCCGTGCCGCCGAGCGTCGTGCCGCTGCCAAGATCGCCGAGCGCGCGCTTGAGCTCGATGAGCTTCGGCGTCGCCTGGTCGTCAAGGCTTACAGTTAGCTTTAGTTCTTCAATGTCTGGCATCGCTTACATCGCCCGCGGCAATTCCATTTGCCGCTGTAACGAAACGTTTCCCTTAAACATACCATCGCCATCCGCTCTGACTTCGGTGCCTGCGGGAGCTTTCACGTTCACATCCAAGTTGCCGCTGGCATCAATCTGATCTTCATTCGCTAGACCGCGATCGAGATTGATGCGATCCGACTCATCCATGTCGAGCAACCCGACGGCCCTCCCCGACAGGCGGTCTGGTCTTACTCCCCTTCTAACACTTTCGTCTGATTCATCAGCAGCCAGCATCGTCAGGGGTCGCGCCGCCGGCCCGCGCTGCTGTCCTTGCAATAACGACGGTGTTGGCGACTCGCCAAGCTCGCCGCGCGAGCGACCTTCGTCGTAAAGACCGCCAACATCGAAGGCGCCGCTACCGCCGCCGTAGGTTATATCGATGCCGCCAGACGTAGTGCCACGTTGGCCGCCGACCAAGCGCGGATCAATCAACTTTCCGGTGTCTAATTCTCTTATGTTCTGCGTGGTCGTCGTCGGCTCGACGCCCTTCACCATCGGCGCAGTTATGTCCGTGCCCTCGAGCCCCGGTCGACCGTATGTCCCGAACCCGGCCTGACGAACTTCCCAAGGCTGAAGTTCGCCCTTCTCGACGCGCTCTTGCATGGCTTCGAAGTTCTTCCGAGTCGGATAGCCCATCTGAATGGCGCTCTCCGCTCCGATGTCGACGATCTTCTGAGTCCGCACGCCAGGACCAACATCGGTCTGTTGCCTCACAGATGTCAGACCAGTGCGCGGATCCGTCAGGTTGGCCCACTGGCCGAGCGTCTGACCGGACGTTCCAAGTTCCCCGCTTGTTCCCGTCGACAGCGAAATACCCTGATAACGCTCCGGGACGCGCAATGCGCTGCTACCTCTCGGATCGCTAGGATCGACTCCCCACGTAGGATGGTATCCGAAGTAAGTTGCAACACCTTTCCCTTGAGTCACTCCGCTGTAAGTCGGGTCGCCCGGCAGCGGAGGTAGCGGCGTCGCTGCAGCGCTCAAGATCGGATACTGTTTTGTTACGCCTTTGACCGTGTAAGTCCCGCGGCTTGGATCGCCAGCTTGCCATGGACGCAACAATGGCACGGCTTCACTCGTTGCACCGCCGCCAGGCTGAGTCGTGCCAGGCGCAAGGTTAAGCGGATTGCTTTCACCGCCAGCACCGCCCATCGGCTGATTGTGCAACGGCAGTCGTTGAATCGGTTTCTCTTCACCGGACAGCAGCGCGTTGAGGCGTCTGAATTGCGCGGTCAACTCTTCCGTTTGACCGAGTTGTTTATCGGCTATGCCACCGAGCAACAACTGCGGCGTTGCTGTACCTGCGCCACCGCCTTGTTGTTGATCCCCGCGTTGCAAAATCTGATAGGTGCGATAGATCCATCGCAGCAACCCGCTGATGCCGGGAGCGACCGATTCCCCTACTACGTTGGGCCTGCGCTTTGGCCCCCACCACCACGGCATTTCCGGTTTCTTGCCGAGCCGTTCTTCCTCGAGCAGTTCTGCTTCGGCTTGTGCGCCAGCGCCGATAGTTTTTAGGATCCCGCCGATCACCGGATCGTTCATAACGTTGACGGTGACCAATCGAATAATGGATTCGAAATTGGTCGATATGCCAGCCATCATCACGACCCAAGCCTGTGACGTGACGACCATCTTGTCCATCAGCGCTTTGTCTTCTTCGCTGACTTGCGCGAACTTGTCTCGAACGCGCAGCAAGTCGATGCTTCCGGTCCAACCTCGAATCCAGTCCTCGGCTTCCAATGTGCCGACGCCCGGCATTTTGCGCTTAACAAACAACTCCTCGATTTGGCGCGCACCTTCGATGGCGAGATTGAGTTGCTCCGCTTGTGGCGCGGCAACGATTTGGTTAATCAATGATTGCTTTAACGCGATGATTTCCGGATCGATCGTCCCTTTAAGGAATTTCTCCCGCATCTCCGGAAGATTCCTTTCGCGGATTTCGGTTGTCCGCTCGTGCAACGTTTGCACGATATTGAAAAATTGCTGATCGCCGATTTCTGGCGTCGCGCGACGAGCGACCTCGAGCTCGGCTTGCAATTGAGCGGGATGGACTCTGATACGCCGCGCCTGGTCGGCAAGCGCGACGAGGCCGCGCGCCTGCACGGTCGCGAAGTTAATCGTCGCATTGATCAGTTCGCTGATCCCGGCGATCGCCAGGCCGATCGGCCCCGCTTTCCCCAGAGATGCAGTGAGGCTGCCAATAGCCTTGAAAGCATCGCCGCTGCCCGCGCTCTCGACTAAGGACTTTATAGTCCCCTCGAGGTCGTGCATTTGCCGACCGATGCTTTTGAAACCCTCCGCCTGCTCGCCGCTCGTTATTTCGCGGAAGCCTTGCTTGATGTTCTCAATATTTTTCTTCGTCGCCTCGTCCGGCGCTTTAACCTTAATCGCAAGTTCTTCAAATTCGGCCATCAGTCGCCTTCTTCCGCGCGTTCCGCTTCACGAGCCAGAATGCGCGTCAGTTGGATTGTGCGATATAAATGCAACTGCACTTCGCCGAGGGGCAGATTAAGAAACGCCTCCGGAGACGTGTGATAGAAACGCGCGAGCCGGTAGCAATCGAGAACAAGGTTCTCGTCGGATGCTACCAGGCCCCCAGATCTGGCAGAAAAAAATTGCGTAACCGATACGCGCACGAATTCCAATCGCGCGGGTCCATCGGCTCGAGGAGCGGGATAAGATGGCCAGACAACACGGCCATGATGCGCATCATTTTCTGCTCGTCGATAATAACGTCGCCATCAAGACTGATCCGCGTTGGATTGCCGTAGCGATTGATGTCGCCGCCGGTTGGCTCGCGAAATGAGAGCTCATGAACGAGCTCGTTGCGATCGTTGCGGATCGGCTTGTGCAGAAGCTTGACGCGGATCGGCCAAAGTTCTGCCGGCGGCGGCGGCGCTTTGACCTCGATTAGCGGCGGCTCAGGCGCGATCGTCGCTGACCCGTTACCTCCCGGTAGCGGCGACGACGGCGGCGCTGGCTGATTCTGCGGGTCAACGAAACCTTCCCGCCTCGGTTGCTCGTTCATTTAGAAACCTCCTCGGAAATAGATGACATAGGCGGCGCCGCCGACCATGACGACGACGAGGATGATCGCCAGCCAGATCACGAGGTCTTCGTTTCTGGCCAGCCAGTTCACGTCAGAACAGATTGATCTCGAGACAGGTGACGCCTTCCCAGCGGACACGTGCCTGGCCGTCTCGAGTATTGAGCTCGAAGCCGCCCTTCACCGTCGCGCCTTGCAGCGTGTATTGCTTCTGATTGGCAAGCTGGGCGATGACCGTGCTGTTGACCTGCAACAGCAGGTCTTCGAAGTTCAGCCCGGGCACGGTCGAGAGATCTCCCTCGATGTATGGGACTCTCGGCAGTTCTTGGTAGCCGTGGACTCCGTCTTGTCCTGCGATCATTGTGCGCTCGACAGGACTCGGGCTCACGGTAAAGTTGCCGCGAAGTTGATATTGATTCCCGTCGACCGACAGGAACGCGATGCCAGCGAAGCGAATCGCCATCGTCGTCACTCCTCAAGTTGTGAAGGGTTGGCCGACTGTCGTGGTTAGCGCGCCACCGGCCAGAACGCGCAGCCCAGGGCCTAGGATGTTGGGCTCGAAGGGAAGGAAAGACCGGACGCGACGCCTAGCTGTCGCCGCGTCCGGAAGTAGCCGTCGCCTTGGGACCAGATAAAAGCGTCGGCTTAGAGCGCCTGCAGCGGCGGCAGAATACCGGTCACGCCAAGCGTCCCAGGATTCGGCCCTTGGATCTGCGTATCGATGCCACGGTCGTATTGGAGTCTGAATTGCGCTAGCACAGCAAAGATTCGCAACTGATTTATCAAGTCTGGCCCGTAGAGCACGTTGATCCGATTCGGGTCATTCGGGTCACGCTCGACAAGAAGGTTCGCCTTGAACGCTTGCAAGTTCTCAACGAGACCATCCCATTCATCTTGCACATATTCTGCGATGAGCTCGCCTTTGATGATCCCCGGCGTGACGATCGCCTGGCCCGGGCCGAAGCGCGTACCGTCGTCAGCAAGCTTCACTCTGGGGAACTTCGACGTGATCGCGTAGCGCTGATTACGAATGAGCCGCGCGAGCGTCGCGAGCGTAGTCACCAACTCGTAAGCATCATCTCTGAATCCGTATAGATTCAGGTGGTAAGTTGTGCTTTCACGCGAGATCATCGGCTGATGATCAGAGCCGGCCTTTTGCGTCGCGATCCCGTTCGTTGCAAGCGAGTTGAGCTCGATCGTATCGAAGCGGTCCTGCAGCGGCGCCAGCTTGACCGTGTTCAAGGACAAGGTCTGCAACGGCCGGGCCGGATCGTTAGTGAGCGCACGCTGAGCCTTCGCGACGTAGGCGGCGACCCAATCGAAGACCGCCGAGGGCGATGTCATCTCGACGCCCATGACCGAAGTGACGCCGCTGTTGCGCGTATTCCCGAACGTCAACAAGTCCGGGTAGATGCCGCGCCGGGCCGCGAAGATGTGGCCGTACAATTGGCGGCGCCAACCCCAACGCCCAACGTCTTCAAAGCCATATTCTAGCTCCCAAGCGTTGAGACTCGTCGAGTCGGTATAGGGCAACGCGACATATTCAAACTGCTTCTCGCCGAGGTTCGCGATCGCCTTGTCGAAGATCGGAACGCCGGCCCCACCGTGGAGGAAGTTGGCCGGGCCGGAAATGCCAGTGAAGGTCAGGGCGACGCCAGCCAACGTCGTCACATTATTCGTGACGTAGACGCCGTTGCCGCCGGGGGTGCCGGAGGTCTGACTCACGATTGTAGTGTTCGCCGGAACACCGACTCCGGTCACCGCGGCACCCATGCTGATCGTGCCCGTAGAGGCGCTGATCGTGAGGTTCGTGGTCCCGGAGCTCGTCCCGGTCCCGGTCCCCGACGGCGCCTGCCCCGGCAGCGTGATGCCGAGCCCGATCGGAGTCACCTCACCGCCGATCGTCCCGTAGTAGTTCATGTCGACGCGGATGTCGTTGCCGTTGACGCCTTTCCAGGTGCAGGTCAGCGTCACGTTGATGTTCTGCGCCGTCGCGGTGACGGGGAGAACTTCTCCCATGTCGTTGATCGCCTCGGCGATCTCGGCGGCGACCTCGTCGGTCGTGTCCGACGCCGCGATGTTGATCGGAATGTGCGTTCCGGCAATGTAGAGGTGGATCGTCCCCGCCTCCGTCTGTTGCTTAGTAATTGTGATCGTGCCGGTCGCCGCCGTCCCGTTGGTAGGCTCAGGGACTCCAAGTCCCCACGTCTCGTTCGCGAAGTTGTTGGCGAAAAAAGTGCGATACATCCTCGCGACTTCGGAGCCAACGCCGAAGTGAGCGTCCGCCTGCGCCTGAGTCCCGATCGCGATCGGAACGTTCGGCAGCGCGGTGCCCGGGTTGGCCGAGATGGGAGCAGGACCCCACGTCAGATTGAACGTCGCGCCGGATCCGAAGCCACCCGTCGAGAACTGCGGCACCGGGTTCGTCGGCGGCGCCTGAGCCGCCGGGATGCTGCCGGCCGCCTGAATCGTCACGGTGGCGACAGCGCCCGAGGTCACGGTCGCGACCACGAGGTGGATGTTGTTGTCGAGCGAGATCGTGTCGCCGACAATATAGCCGGTGCCCCCCGCAGCAACCGCCGCCACGGTGACCATCTGCGTCGGCGCAATCATCGTGCCGACAATCAGACTCGGTTGATAGATGACCGGAAGCCCGGCCATCGACGGGTCGACTTCCACCCAGTAAAGTGGAATCTTAAGGTCTGCCGGTATGTTACTGAAAGATATAGGCATTTCAGCCTCCTTGCTAGTGGGGATTATCAGCGGTAGTATTCGTCACACATCGCCACCCCACTAAGAAGGCTGCTGTGATGACGAATTCGAAAAACATGCCGCACGTCGTCTATTGGCTGCACGACGAACGCTGCGTTTGCGTGTGGCGTCACGGATACATCGGCATCACCTACCGACCGACCCAACGCTTACAGCAGCATCGTGGCAGCGGGCGATTCTCGTCGAATCTTCAATGGACAGTTTTATTCATTGGTACGCGACTTCAATGTCGTCAGATCGAATTCAAATTGCGGCCAACCCAGGACATCGGATGGAATCACGCACCTGGCGGCAACGCCGTTTCAGAACAAGCGCGTCGGAAAATTCGGCTTCGCGCTCTTCAGCCTGACCAACTTGAGCGGTTGCGCATAAAGAGAGAGAATCCAAAGCGCCTTATCAACCTTCGCGCCGTCATGACTCGCCCAAAAAGCGAAGAGTGGCGAAACAAGATCGCGGCAACGCTTACTGGTCACACTCGCACTGAAGCCTCGCGTGCTAAGCAAAGCGCATCTGCCAAAGGCAACCCAAAGTCCCCCGAATGGCGAGACCGCATGAGCACCATTGCGTCTTCTCAGGGCCGCGGAAAAGAACGCTCGCCAACTGAGGAGCGCGCACGTCTCGCTAAGAACGCCAAACGTGCTGCGCGAAGAGCCGCGGGACTGCCGCGGCTTTATTGATTACTTCTCCGCCTTCGCCTCCGCTGGCCTCGAGCCGCGCGCTTGCGTCGCCGGCTTCACGACTTGGCCGGTCTGAGAATCGATCTGCGCGACGATCTTGATCGAACCGTCTGCCAGCCGGCGTTGCGTAAAGCGATCGAACGGCCATTCGACCGAACCTTCCTTGCGAAACTTCATGCCGTTCGGATGGCTCAGTTGACGGTACTCTTCCTTCGTCGGCTCGACGCGAACACGCACCCGCGCTCTCTGTTTCTCCGCGGCGAGCGCAGCGAGATGCGCGGGGTGAGCTCGCGGACCCGGGCGTCGATTGACTTGCTGATTGACCTTGCGCTGGTTGTAGGTGATCTGCACCATCTTGATTCTCCTCATTAGGTTAAGGTGAAGACGTGGACTCCGGTGACGGCGCCAGCGGCGTTTTGCACAGTGATGTCGTAAGTTCCGGCCGGGAAGGTGCTGGGGATCGTCGCCTGTAATTCCGTCGATGCAACGAACGTCGTTACCAGAGACAGGCTGCCGATCGAGACTTGACAGGTAGAATCGAAGTCCGTGCCCATTGCTGTAAGAAACATCGCCGTCCCGGAAGCGGCGGTCGTCGGCGAGATTGACGTGAGCGTCGGATCCGGCGGCAGCGGCGTCGGCACCGAATCCGGAGTGAATTCGTAAACGACTCTCACTTGTTCGATTTCGCCAGGCGCGTAACCGCCGACCGGGAACGCGGTCGTAACGTCGATGCGCTCGAGCGGCGGGAAATCGGTTGGCGCGAACCACGGGCGATTAAGCCAAATCATCGAGAGGACTCGCTCGCCGACCGGCGTCTCATTTTTCGTTCCCGTCGTGCCCCACACATCAGTGCGAATCAGCACTTTCGCGCAGCCTTCCCATTGGACGCTGTCTGGCAGCGTCGTCTTCAATCGATTAGTCAGCGAGTTATCGCGCAGAAGGCGATTAAGGATAAACCACGATGCCTCGTCGAGCTTCGCGAGCATCGCGACCGAATCGTTATTCTTGATGACGATCTGGATTCCGATTAACACGCGATCGATGAAACCGATGTCACCGGTGCCGACGAGTCCACCATCAGGTTCGAATTCTTCCTGACCACGGAACACGCCGAGAAACGGGATTTGAATTCCCGCCTCGATCGGCAGCGCAGCGCTGATGCGCTTACAGGTAAATCCGCTGAAAAACGACGAAGCCGCCAGCCGCTCGAATATTCCGTTTTGCAGAATCCACGCGTAGCTCTGCGTGTCGCTGAGCCCCCCGGTTCCGGTCCAAGGCGGATCGACGAGCGCGTTCATGGTTCGGCGGGCCCCCACGCGCGAATGACGAGCGTGGTTTCGCCGCCGCCGTTGCGCGACGTGTGAACGACTTCGAAATCGCCCTCAGCCGGAACGTTGCCGTCAGCCGGAATGTTAATCAGATCACCTTGCTGCGGAACCGGGACGCCGGCATCGAAGAACTCGTTATCGCGAACGTCGAGAATCGTTTCCTGATCGGCGAGTACAGCTAAGCCCTCCTCCGCCATCAGTTCGGTGTCTTGCGTCGTCCAAATGCCGCGGATGGTGTAGGGACCACCGCTCGGATTCGATTTGATCGGCGTGACCGTAATCGGCCGCGCGTAAAAGTCGAATGCAGGCAAATAGACCAACGTCGAAAAGTCGATGCCCATCATTTTCCTCGTTTCGCGGCCGTCCAAGTGATCTTCGTGTGGATGAGGTTGACCATCCGATCTGTCAGCACCGCGATCATTTCGGCGCGCAAGATGTCGCGCGTTGACCAATGACGGTAGAGGCGCTGCGTTGTGTGGCGGCGACGATATTTGCGCACGCGTTTGCCAAAAGCTCTTTGCGCTGCAGCCCTAGCTAAGGCGCGACGATAACGAGCCAGTCGCGCAGCCGCTTGAGCCGAGCGCTCCACTTCAAAGAGCGAATGCGGACGGATCTTCGTTATCGCCAAACCTTTCGCGCGCGAGCGCATCGTGAACGGGCGATGACGATGCATGTCTTGAACCTGAAAATCGGACAGCCCCGTGCCAATATCGACGCGCTTGAAATGATCGACCTGAGCGATCATCCGGTTGACCGTGTCGGATAACGCTTTCGTATCGATATCGAGCTCAATCGCCACGTCACACTTCAATTCGTATGTACGGACGCAGGAGCGCCTCGGCCGCCTGCGCCCCCGGATATTTCAAGCCAGCCGTTTTGATTAGGATTGCGTTAGGATCGAAAAACATGACTCTACTGTGCTTATGCATAATTTGGCGAATGCCGGCGGTCTGCGCTTGCTGCAGCCTGATCTTCTCGTCGCGAATCAGCAGAACGGTCGCGTGTTTGAGCGGAGGTGGCGCCTCGTCGGGGAGCGTATAACCACCGGTGTAAGTGATGACCGAGGGCGTCATCCACTTCGATGATTGTGCGTCGCCCAATAGCAGGTTGGAAACCTTGCCGGATTTCCCCTCGAGCTCGTATGAATTGACATCAAGGAAAACGCCACCGTCTGAAACCTCTTCAACATCGGTTGGCACAACCGGCCAATGCGACAAGAACATTCGGCCGTCGTAAGTCTCGCGCCAGGTCTCGGTCACCTTCTCTTTCGCGAAAGTGCGATTACACATATCAGCGATGATCAGCGAAAAACTCGTGATCCACATCGAAAGAAGCTCGTCTTGCGACGTGTCCGTTTGCGACATGTTGAGTAGCGTCTTCGCCTCCTCGAGCGTGAGCAGGTCGAAGTTGGTCGCGGGCACGAGCACCTGAATTGTTCGGTCAGCCATTTTTCTGATAACCTATGTTGCATCGTGGCTCGGCATGGCTGGGCAAGGCTCGGTTCGGCAAGGCAACGCTCGGCCTGGTAGGGCATGACAAGGCGAGGTAGAGCGCGTCATTCTTCAGGATGGCGCGCTCTTTTCATCAGCGTGTCTGATTCTGAAACTCTTTGAAGAGCTCGCCGAGCTCGAGCTCTGGCCCGTGCGAGCCGTCGCTCATCACCGGCGTCGCGACGAAACGCCCACGGTCGATTTTCCAACTCGAGATCTTTGTGGCTGCGTCGCCTTTTTCGCCCTTTGGGCCGCGATCGCCTTGTCCGCCTTTTTCGCCAGCGACGCCGCGCTTGCCGCCGCACGCGATCATCTGCCAGCCATCGCCGGGGCATTCGCCGGGATTATCGCGCAACGCAATGAACGACGAAGAATCGCGCACGACGATGTCAAGCTCTTCGTATTTCGTGCCGGCGCTGTAAGTCCCCTTCACCCGCGGCGATCGCGCATTGGATCCAGCAACCGCGAGCGGCAGCCAGTCCGGACCGCCGGGCGGGCGCCCGGTGTCCTTAATCGCCTGCCAGGTCCCGCCGTCGTGGGTGACGACATCGCCGGCATACGAGACGCCATCCTTCCAGGCGCGCGCGATCGGCAGCATGCCGCGCGGTCCTTCGGGCCCGCGCTCGCCGTTGCGGCCAGCAGCACCGGCGGGACCAGCCGGGCCGAGCTCGCCGCGCGGACCGGGCAAACCGGTTTCGCCGCGGGGACCGATTTCTCCCGCTAGACCGCGCTCGCCTGCGGCGCCGGGCGGTCCCTGCACGCTTTCGCCTGGGGGTCCTGGGGGTCCTACCGGCCCCACCCCGCCGGGCTCGCCAGCGGGCCCCTTATCGCCTCGAGCTCCGACCTCGCCGGGCGGGCCTTGCTCGCCGGGCTTTCCATCGCGCCCAGGACTGCCGTCGGCGCCGGGCGGGCCCTGCTCGCCGATCGGGCCGCGCTCGCTATAGCCGATCGGCCCCCGCTCGCCTGCCAGGCCGCGCAAGTTGCCGACTTTCCGCCAAAGCACCGTTTCAGCCACAGTGAAACCTCTCGTTTTTGCCTGCGACAAAATGGCATAGCAGATATGACCTAGGCCATATTGACCTATAGGGCATTCTGGCCTATATTCCGATTGTAAGAAGGAAACAAACCAATGACGACCTTGATGGAAATGAACGCCGCGCTCGCCAAGCGCTTCACCGACTTCGCCGCCGCGGCCGCAATGGCCAAGAAGCTCGCCGCCGATGACACCGATTGGACTTACGTCGTCAACACTTTGACGCCCGGCGTGTTCGTGATTGGCGTGTCCGACGAAGCCAACGAATTCCTCGGCTACCTCTAAACGGAGCTCCCGCCTCGCCCTCGGCGGACCAGCGAGACCAAGGGCCCAGCCAGCCGCGGGGCATTGCCGCGGTCCGGACCTGCCGGCGGAGCGGAGCAGGCGCGTGAGGGGGTCTCAGCGATACACCCCCAGGAAAGGAAGCTCTACCGTGCAACTCCAAGAAGCGCTCGCCGTGGTCAAGGCCGCCGGCTATCGCGTCAGCAAGCCGCGCGCCAAGAAGGCCGAGGCATCTGCGTTCAACGCTGTCGGCAAGCCTTACGGCGCCAATTACGACCCCAACTACCGCATGAAGTACCGGACCCCGCCGCTCAAGCGTGGCGGACAGAGCATCGGCTTGGGCGTCACCGCCGAGCGGTGGGCTCAGATGTGCCAGGAGGCGCAAGCCGCGTGGAACGCCAAGGTGGCGGCTGAGGCCGCCGCCGAGGCCGCCGAGCTCCCTGCCGCGGCCTGAAACAATTCGTGATGCTAGGCCATATTGACCTATAGGCCATATTGCCCTATATACGAGTTGTAAGAGAGAAATGGCCAACGAAAGGACAAGCGCCATGATCCCCAGCTACCTCTTGAGCGACACCGGTTGCGAGCGTGACGTTTGCCACGCCACCGGCTGCCCCCAGGCCGTCAAAGAGCGGGCCGAAACCGGCCGGTTCTATATCACGATGGGCCATCCGGGCTTTAATTCTCCCGCCAATAACCGGGACGGATACGCCACGAAGGCGAAAGCCTTGGCCGCCATCCGGCGCTACAGCGCCCGCTACCTCGTCGGCGGAAAGCGCTTCTGCGAAACCTTGGAAGAGGCCAAGGCCACGGCGCAGGAGATCTTTGAGACCACCGGCGCGATCGTTTCGATCGAGGAACGACGATGAATAAGTTCACGATTTACGGTTTGCCCCTGACGCCGCGCTCGCTGATCGAACAAGTCGCGGGCGCGTCGTTCTGCGTCAGCTACGCCACGCGCAAGGACTTGGGCAGCCAACTCGACGACGCCATCCGGCTCGTCGGCAAGGATCAGATTCTCCTGGTCGATAACGGCGCCTTCACGCTGCACAAAAAGGGCGTGTCGACGATGGATGAAAGCTACCTCGATTCTTTCGAGGCATGGGCCGCCGACATTCTTGAGCGCTGCCCCCAGGCCGTCGCGGTCATCCCCGACGTGATCGGCGGGACCGAAGAACAGAACGCCGAGCTCGCGCGCCAGTGCATGCTGAACTGGGATCGCTGCATGCCGGTCTGGCATTTACACGAAAGCATCGGCTACTTGCTCGAGCTCTGCGAAGGCTTCGGCTATGTCGCGTTCGGCTCGAGCGGCGAATATTGGCAGGTCGGCACGCCGAAGTGGCATGCCCGGATCGCCGAGGCGTTCGCTGCGATCGACAAGTGGGAGGCCGAGAGCGAAGGCGCCTACATCCGGCCGCGGATCCACATGATGCGAGCTCAGTCGATGGCGCATTTGTACGCGTTCGATTCGTCCGACTCGAGCAACGTCGCGGTCAATCACTGCCGCTACAAGGCCGAGGGCGAGGGCCACGTTGGCCGGATGGCGAAGCGGGTCGACGCCAAGATCCAGGCCAGCGCCGGGCCCGAGGCCGAGCATCAGGCCAAGCGGCCGCTCCTGTTTCACCTCGAGGCCGCCGAGAACGAAGCTCGGTTCTGGCTCGAGATGGAGCTCGCCCGGCTGACCGCCAAGGCCGACGACGGGATCCCTGACTTCCTACGCCGCACCGCCGACAACCGGCTGGCGGCATGACCTCCGGAGGGGGCGCCCGCGAACGGGGCGCCGGTAACCGTGGCAGCGTCCGACTTGTCGCCCTCCGGAACTTTTCTGAAACAATTCGTGATAATAAAACGCATAGGCCATATTGACCTATAGGACATTCTGGCCTATATTCCGATTGTAAGAAGGAAGGAAAAAGCGATGTTTGAAGTTGGCACTTTTGTCGAGATCACCACCAAGGCCCGGCCTTACAGCCACATGGGGTACACCGACAATTCCTGCATCTTGCCCGAGACCAAGGCGGTTTATCGGGTGAAGTCGAAGCGGATGACGAAGAACGGCTTAAAGGTTCACTTCCGCGATCAAAACAACTGCGGCTTCGCGATCGATGTTGAGAAGACGCAGATCCACTCATTCAGAAAGGTTGAAATGTCATGACCCTCGTTCGCCAATTCTCCTGCGCCGGCCCGTG